GAAACTACAAGTTCAGGAGCGACTGTAACTGGGAATCTCAACGTTTCATCTAGGATAGGAATTAATCAACCTCCCACAACTAATGTTCCCTTAACTGTTGAATCATTCTCTTCTAATAATTTTATTGCTGAATTTTATCATTCTAATAATACTGCTGTTGGCTCAATTACAACCTCAAGTAGTGCAACCGCTTACAATACTTCTTCTGACTACAGGTTAAAAGAAAATGTAATTGCAATCTCTGATGGAATAACAAGATTAAAAACACTTAAACCATCAAGATTTAATTTTAAAACTGATAAAGATACAACAGTTGATGGATTCATAGCACATGAAGTCACAGCAGTTCCCGAAGCAATAAAAGGTACAAAAGATGAAGTTGATTCTGATAACAACCCTGTCTATCAAGGAATAGACCAAAGTAAACTTGTACCTTTACTTACTGCTGCATTACAAGAAGCAGTAACGAAAATAGAAACATTAGAAACTAAAGTTGCAGCGTTAGAAGCAGCTTAATATAATACCTTTTCATCTAAATTTTTTATGTCTCCACAGGATTTAATAAACGAAACACAGGCAACACTTGAAGCCGATATAGAGAAACGTAATCAGTTAGCACAACAGATACAAGCATTACAAAATCAATATAATCACATCGCAATAAATATAAATGCAAATGAAAAGGTATTAGAGGTATTACGAAAGGTTGATGGTGTCGAATTACCTGAAACAGCTTAATATATAACTGACATATTTAAAAATCATGGCAATCACTTACACTTGGGAAATTAACGAAACTTGCACAAAGCGTGATGTATCTGACAGTTATTTTACTAATGTTGTCTATCGTGTGAAAGGCATGGATGGATCAGAAGAAAAGGCAAGACGTACTGGTGAAATTGTATTTACAAAGCCAGAATCATTACCATCAGGATTTATTGCTTTTAATACTTCTGCTAAAACACCAAATGAAGCGACAATGATTACTTGGGTTAAAGAAAGTATTGGAACGGATCAAGTGACTGCTATTGAAGCAAGTCTTAAAGATGAGATTGATTTAATAAATACACCAGTGCAGGCAACAGGTGTTGCATGGTCATAGTAATAACTGACTAATAATTATTGAAAATAATATAAAAACGATTAGTATTGAGCTTTATTATTTTTAATAATGTTCAAAAAAGTATTAACAATAGTGGCTGCTTCAGCACTAACAACTCCTGCGTTTGCTGGCTTTTATGGCAATGCAGAATTTAATCAGACAAACAATGGCTCTGAGTGGGGCGGTAATGGTATTGATCTTCACGTTGGTTACGAA